ACTGGTAACGTCCGTTACAAGTCTAGAGAGCGTTATTCTTTTGGCTGGTCTGACCCATTGGGTATGTACGGTTCTTCTGGTTCGTACTAAAAATAAAGGGGGTTTAAACGCCCCCTTTTTTCTTTTTTGTTGTATATTTAAACATCTGGGTGATTGACTCTATCGGACTGCCCCAGCAGACGATGCAACGATTGATAGAGTTACTTTTGCATAAGGACATTTGTCATGGCACGTTCCACATTTGAAGGTCCAGTTTTATCTGGCGATAACCGTTTTGGTCCTCTACGTAACGTTGGTTACGCAGAATTAGTTCAAGACACTTACATTGACCTTTCTGTTACTACTCCCGGTACTAATGGTTATTCTGGTACTTCTGGGCAGTATGCTTTTGGTAACGGTATCCCTAACGTACAGGGTCAACTTTTTACCCCATCTACTGCATATCCTGCTACCACTACAACTCCTCCAACGGATGTAAGTACACAGGTATATCGTGGCGTTATTATGTATTTGCCTACAGGCTGCACAATTACAGACATCACCATTGACTATTTGAGCGCAATTACTGGAGAGAGTGGCGCTACATTGTCTGATGTGAGTGTTTATGTATCTAACGCAACTACCGCTGCCGCTGGGACTCCTACTTACGCTTCTACGCAATTAGGAACTACAACTGTTGGTACTGCTGGTCGTAAGACAACTTCTTATACCGCAACCAATTTGATTAACATGTTGTCCACTTCAACAGACATTGTCCAAGCAAACGGTCAATCAAACTTGTCTCAAGTGGTGTTTACGCTGTCAATCACTGGTACTACCGTGGCAGCACCTACTGGCGGCAAATTTAACTTTACTGTGCGCTATACACAGCCCGACAACAACATCGGCACTACTACAACTTACCCATACGGTAACTTCGATTAATTCTTAGCGGGGAGGCAACTCCCTGCTTTAACTTTTGGAGAATTAATATGATGCAAACTGATGTTTTATCCTCCCACCTAAGTGCGGCTGGTTCTTACTATGTAGGGCGTACACGGCTAAAAGGTATTGTTATCAGCCCAAAAGCCAGTACAGCCGCAACATTTGAGATTAGAAATGGTAGTTCTACTGGCGCTGTCTTATACACAATGGACATAGCAAGTCTTGGTACTCCAAACACTTTCTATATTTTGATTCCCGGTGAAGGCATATTGGCTTCTACGGGTCTATATCTAACGTTAAGTACTGGTTCTGTAACAGGAATCACGGTGTTTTATGGCTAGTCCAGCATGGCAACGCAAGGAAGGCAAGAACCCCAATGGCGGTTTAAACGCCAAGGGGCGAGCCTCTGCGAAGAAAGAAGGGCACAACTTGAAACCGCCTCAACCAGAGGGCGGCTCAAGGCGAGACTCTTTTTGCGCCCGAATGAAGGGCATGAAGAGCAAGTTGACATCCGCAAAAACAGCGAACGACCCGAACTCTAGGATTAATAAAAGTCTTAGGGCGTGGAACTGTGCTGAAGGCGGCTATGTATCAAAAGCAGACGGTGCAGCCCAGCGTGGCAAAACCCGTGGAAAATTTTGTTAACAATGAAAAAAGTCAAACGTTATTCTGGCGCAGACGATGAGTCTCTAGTAGAGCCTTACGCTGGTAAGTACAAGTACGGACCTTCGGAAAGTACTTCTGCTGGGTTTCGTGCTGAGAAAAATGGCTTGGCTTTTCAAACAAATTTAGCCAAAACAGAGCAAGAAAACATTGGCGGCTCTAAAAAAGAAGACTATCACCCAGCCAATATCAAAGCATCCTATAGACAACCTATAGGCGAAGGTTCAGTTTCTGCTGGCGTTTCTCGTTCAGCCTTAGACCCACACACCCAGTTTAGAGAATTAAAAGGCGAAATGCCTTTTCTTGGCGGACATTTGTCAGGCGGTTTAAACGAGGTTGTTAACCGTGGAGAAAAGGTTGGCAGCGGCAAACACATCAACTACAGTCGAGACATTGGACCGGGAAAACTGATGGCTTCCCTTGGAAAGAGCGGTCAAGACAAGTCTGCAAACCTCTCATATCAAGTTCCTTTCTCCAAAGGCGGGAAAGTAACTGCGTCTAAGAGAGCAGATGGAATAGCACAACGTGGTAAAACACGTGGAAAGATATGCTGATGGACGTTAATTTAATTTGGTCAGCAATCCTATCCCTTGTGATGGGAGGCTTTGGCTTTTTTATTAGGGAAAAACTTTCCCAAGTAAAAGATGTAGGCGAAGACATTAAACGTGTCGAACGCCTTTTAAACATTACCCGTGAGGAGATAGCACGTGATTACGTTACTCAAACAGAAATTCAAAGAATTACTGACCACATTGACCAGCGCTTCAATCGCCTTGAAGCAAAGATTGACCAACTTATTCAAGCGGGACGATGATGCCAAGCACAAGTAAAAAACAACACAATTTTATGGAAGCAATTGCTCATAACAAGGCATTTGCAAAAAAGGTTGGCGTACCTCAATCGGTAGGTCAGGATTTTTCAAAAGCCGATAAGGGCAAAACTTTCAAAAAGGGTGGTAATACTATGAAATCTGACGCTAAAGAAGACATGAAAATGGACAAGGCGCAAGACAAAAAAATGATTAAAAAGGCTTTTGCTATGCATGACAAGCAAGAGCACAAAGGCGAGCACACCAACCTGTCCAAACTTAAAAAGGGCGGCAGTACCAAGAAGATGGCGGCTGGCGGTCAACCTGACCCACGTATGGCTGCAATGATGGCTAAGAAGCGTCAATCCATGATGGGCGCTCCTGCCGCTCGTCCTCCAATGGCTGGACCTGCTCCTACTATGCCAATGAAAAAAGGTGGAAGCACCAAAAAAATGGCTGGCGGTGGCATGACTAGTATGGGCACTGTTAAGACCAAACCCGGCAACATCAATGGCGTTGCAAGCCGTGGCTTGACCAAAGGCAAGATGGTCAAGATGGCTGGCGGTGGTTCTGGCAAAAAATATTGTTAAGGAGTTGACATGAGAAAAAGACGTTATGACGATGGCGGTTTAACCGATGCTGAAGAAATGGCAAACAACTCAGAAGAGTCACAAGCCATAGCAAACGAAGACAGAGGCGATACCATGCTCAAGGCTATGCGAGATGAGGCTGCAAAGCCCAAAGCAAAGCCCAAAGCAAAGTCTTTTGCTGAAAAAGCAAAGAAGGCTAACTTTACCTCCGCTGAAACTGGCGGTGGTGCTGCTTTGATGTATCGCAAGCCAACTGCCGCTCCTTCTGCTCCTTCAACCGAGACACGCAAGAAAAGCAGTGGCAACACTGTTGACTTTGCTGGTACTGGCTTGGGTATGGCTAAAGGCGGTATGACCGCATCTAAACGTGCTGACGGTTGCGCTGAACGTGGTAAGACCCGTGGAACTATTATTGCTTGTGGCGGTGGCTACATGAAGGGCAAGAAGTGAGAGCCAGCCGTGGTATGGGTGACATTAACCCTTCCAAAATGCCCAAAGGCGTTAAAACCGCCCGTAGGGATGACACCGACTTTACTCAATATAAAGAAGGCGGGAAGGTTAATGCCGCTGGCAATTACACAAAGCCAAGTCTGCGTAAGCGGATTGTGTCTCAAGTAAAAGCCGCAGCCACACAAGGTACGGGTGCAGGACAATGGTCTGCACGTAAAGCGCAGTTAGTTGCCAAGAAATACAAGGCAGCGGGTGGAGGATATAAAGATTGAAAGCGCCACAGCAATCCCTTAAAGATTGGGGCGACCAGAAATGGCGCACCAAATCGGGAAAACCATCGTCAAAAACAGGCGAGCGTTATTTGCCAGAGGCGGCAATCAAATCTTTGAGTCCAGCGGAATACGCAGCCACTACCCGTGCAAAGCGTAAAGGCAAAGCGGCAGGAAAACAATTTGTGGCACAACCCAAGGGTATAGCCAAGAAAACAGCGGGGTTCAGATAATGACCGAAAAGTGGATTCAAAAAGCAATCAAAAAACCCGGTGCTTTGCGTAAAGAACTGGGCGTAAAGGCTGGGGAAAAGATTCCTGCAAAGAAACTCGATGCTGCGGCTAAGAAGTCAGGCGTTGAGGGTAAACGAGCACGTCTAGCAAAGACCTTGAGAGGCTTGAAGTAATGGCTAATACTAGCGGAACGTCCACATTCAACCTCGATTTCAATGAAATTGCGGAAGAGGCGTATGAGCGTTGTGGAATTGAGATGCGTACTGGTTATCAGTTACGCACCGCTAGGCGTAGTCTTAACCTAATTACGATGGATTGGGCTAGTCGAGGCATCAATCTATGGACTGTAGAAGAGGGCGAGATACCTCTTGTAACGGGACAGGTAGCCTACCCCCTTCCCGTGGACACAATCGACCTCCTAGACCACGTTATACGCCAGAATCAAGGCACTACAAACCAGATTGACATCAGCATTACCCGTATTTCTGGTTCAACGTACCTACAAATCCCAAATAAGTTGGCAAATGGTCGTCCAATCCAGTTGTATGTGAATCGTCAGTCTGGAATGACCAACTTAACCACCGCTACTGTGGTTG